GCCTCGTCAAACGAGATGCCATTCATGTCCTTGCCGAGGAGGGCCTTAGCCTTATCCTGGGTTGTGCGGAAGTGAATGTTCGCTCCGCCCACAAGGGGGTGGAACTGTAGCCAGAGGTACTCGCCCCGATACTTCTTGGTGTGCTCTACCACCCTGCCAATCTCTGAGATTAGAGGGCAGCCCCGGCCTCTCTGTGCCGGGTGACCGCCTTCCAGAATCATAGCTACCTCACGGTGTACGAGTTCAGCAGTCTCCTGCTGGATACCAACGTGGTACCACTCGTACGGTGCCGCCTGCCACCGCATAGCATCCTTAGATGTCCCGTCTGGTGGCTGAATGCCCAACTTATAGAATGCGCTATGGAATACTGCTACTGCCATCCCCAGTGTCTTGCCTGCTCGGTTACCAGCAGAACACACAGTCGTGAGGTACTTAGGTCGCCAGCCGGAGTCGTCTCTGGCAGCAATACCATTAACCCAGCGCTCCTGTCCTGGGTGGAGCTCAATCCCTAGCCAACGCTTGGCAAAGAAGACAGGGTCGTTTCTTCCCTTGGTCAGGTCAGCAGCTGCCTGGTTGGTGACTTTCACTTCTTTTTTGCTGGCTTGTCGTGCTTGAGGATCTTGCTTGAGGAAGTATGCTTTGCGCCGCTATGGAGCTGGCCGTTCATCCTGTGGACAGCGCCCTTGTGCTCTTTACCGCTAGGCAAATAGTGCTTAGAAGATTTAGCCATCAGTATGTCCTCTTTGCTGTCTTTGCGGAGTCCTTGAAGTTCTTTGCGCTAGGGGCGCCCTTGCTCCCTGGCTTGCGCATCTTCTCTTTAGATCCAGCGGCAATCCGCTTCCTCTTAGCGTGAATGTTTGCGTACAGTCCCTTACCCATTCTTCTTCCCTTTCTGCTTCCTGGATACCACAAGTTTGCCTGACTTTTCTTTTACCGTCATTCCAGCTCGCTCAGTTTGCGCTTTAAGCGACCTGTACTTTTGGGATACAGTCATCTTCTTTGACTTAACCATTCTTATTCCCCTTATTTCGAGCGCTAATAGCAGCGGCCTTCTTCTTGGCGTCGGCTTTGCTGCTTGCTCCCCATGCCTGTAGGCTAAGGAGCAGGCGAGTAGGACGGCCCTTCTCGTCTCGCTCCGGCCCCTGCATGTTCCCCATACGGGCCAAGAAAGAAGCTCGTCGTGGATTGTCGCCCTTCTTGACTGGTGGGCGTAGCTTCCCACCCTTGTAGGATGCGCGGCCCTTCGCGTTCAGGCCGCCCTTAGGGTTCTTACCTTCCTTACGAGTCCAAGCTGGCGTTTTGGCCATCTGTAATCTCCTCCGCATGCATTTCAATCATGTTAATTACTGGACCGCCACCAAGGATGCCGGCCAAGGCTACCGATAGATCACGATCAGCGGACTTCTCAACCCTTCTGTCAATCATCTCCTGGGCTCGTAGTCCTTCTGCCAGTGTTGGCAGAAGTTCACCAGAGCTTACCATAGATAGGACGTGGTCGCGAACCACAGAAGCTAGGTCGCCGTCGGTCTTCAGTGTCTTCTGATTCTTTTTAAACTGCTTCATTGCAGCTGCCTTGAGCGTCTGGAACTCGTCGGTGAGGTGATCACGCTTGTGATTACCTAGCGTAATCCTAGAAATGTAGCCGCCGTTGTCTTTCAACCACTTTGCGATCTGCGTGTCTGGCACGCCTCGCTTCATGCGGCTACCAATCTCATCGGCAAATGGGCTGCGGCAAGCAGCGCACTGCACGAGTACCGGGCTAAGATTACCGAGTACGGCCATATTTAGCGTTGTCCTCATCCAGCCAGCGCTGCAGTACGAGCAGTGCAGCGCTAATTGCCGAAGCTGCGATTGCCTTTGCGCCTTCGCCATCAAGGTCAAAGATGCTTACGCCTAGCCCAAGGAAGACTGCAATTGCAGTCGACAGAGCCGCCTGAATCGCGTCCAGGCTTGCGGCGATGATCTGGTCTTTCATCGTCTTGTCTCCTTTGGTCACCTTGATTTTGCCGACAATGCCCTGGGCGACCTGTAGGGCGAGAATCGTGTCTACCGCTGTCTTACCCTGGGTAGCGGGTTTCTGTGGCTCTACGGGCCGCAAATCGGCCTGTACGGGCGTTTTAGAGGTAGTCTGAGCAGCTAGCGTAGTAGCCACAAGAGCAGATGAGCTTACAGGCACGATCTGTGAGCTGAGCACCGCAGTTGGGGCAGGTGCGGATAACTTCTTCTGGGCTGCCGTGAAGATTAGGCAGCGCTTGTGGGGTGCGTCTCCTTTGGAGGCCGCAATAGCTTTCAGGTCCGCAATTGAGACCACAACTGCATATGTCTCTTTTCCCTTGCCAGTCATCGTTGGGTCCGCCCATTGTACCTTCCCTCCAACCATCGCTGCGCAGGTCATGTGACCATACGTCTTCCCCGGGCTCCTCTTTTGATGCTTCTTGTGCCACACGCTCATCGGCACGGTTGCAGGGTAGCCCTTTGCCTGCTGCACGTTAATGCCGACGACAGCGCCGGCCTTAAGAGCTGCAACCACTTCATCCCATGACTTAGCGTACTTAGGCTTTAATCCGACAAGCGGCGCTGCCTTCACTAGCTGTAGGAGTGATGTGGGCGTACCCTGCCCCTCAATGTCCTTCCTACCTACCTTGGTAAGAAACTTTACGCCGTCTTTAGAATTGTAGGTTGATCCGGTCAGGAAGTTGGCCGCAGCCATGAGCGTGGCTGGGCCACAGTCATCCATCCAACCGTTGCCCTTCTCGATGTTGTCTGTCTGCGTTACGATCTTTAGTTTAGCCATTATCTCCCACCATTCATCCAGGCTAGTAGTCCACCAAGGCCGCTTACTCCAAGTAGCGCAATGACGAATTTGGCCAACCGGTAGGCTCCGCGTGTCTCCGCAAGCTCAACCTTGATCTCCGCCAGGTCGCGCTCAATGCGCTCAAGGCGTTCAAGTACCTGGCTGACGTCGCTCCTAGTCATTATGCGAGAGCCATCACATTAAGTTGCCAGTACGCGAGGGTAAGAACAAGTCCGTTGGTTGTTTGGGTAGTACCGTATAGTTTGATCTTCCTAGCGCTTGTTGTGTCTGATGTCCAAACTGAGTTAAATGCCACGGTACTTCCTCTTCCTGATGTTCCAAAGTTGTCTGCCCGACCGAAACCAAGGTCGCTAAGAACGGTATTTGACGAGTCGGTCAATGACACTCGAACAAATGCGTACTGCACAGTTGTTGTATTGAGGGAAGCGTATCCAGTCATGGTGACAAAGAACTTTTGTCCAACGAAGTCTGGGGTAAATGAGACTTCGCATGACGATCCGCCGATTGCATAATAGGTGCCAGCAGTAGTAACGGTAACGGTGTTTGAAGTTCCTACTACACCAGCGCCTGCCTGGTTCCATCCAGAAAGCGCAATGTAGTCGCTTGCCGTTACCTGGTTGAATGTGACGTTGCTGGCTGTCCCAACGGCCTGTCCAATCGCAATGCTTGGTGTTGACGCATTGCCAGTGCCGCCAGTTACGGTTACACCCGTTCCGCCAGAGACGGTTGCGGCGAAGTTGCCGCTGGTGATGTTGCTGGTGGAGTGCGCGTGGCCGGAAAGACTTACTGCTGTGCCACCCTGTGAGAGTGTTCCAGATGTTACGTCAAGACCGGTTGTGGCAACAGTTGCCCTCTCTGTTCCTCCAATATCAAATGACAACGTGTCGTCAGAGGTAATGTAATTTTTTCCTGCTTGACCAACAAGTTCTAGCTCAGCAAACCCCGACCCGCCAGCACTAACTCCAACTGTTACGCTTGCTGGACCAACTACCTCAAGTTGATGGGATGGTGCGTTGGTTCCGATACCAACCTTACCAGCGGAAGTAATACGCGCTCGTTCTGCACCACCTGTTCCAAGCACAAGCGCACCGGAAGTTTCTGCGTTCCAAAGATATCCAACATTAGTATCTGCCATCAAAAGATATAGACCGTCTTCGGTTCCAGATCCAGATGTGGTGTTCAGAAGCTGTAGCTTAGAGTCGGCCTTATTGATTTGAAGGTTATTTGTCAGGGACGAATGAGTGTGGGCTGCCCCAGGGGCGGCCCAGATTGTATCGTAGTTGGTGCTGCTGTTCTTTGTAAGGATATCGCCAGCGGCACCGCCAGTGGCTACTCCTGGTCCGGTAGCGCCAGTAGCGCCAGTAGCGCCAGTCGGGCCAGTCGTACCCGCAGGACCAGTGGCTCCAGTAGCGCCCGTTGCGCCAGCTGGGCCCGTTGGGCCAGTATCGCCCGTGTCACCCTTAGGGCCCGTAGCCCCAGTAGCGCCAGTAGGTCCTGTAGGACCAGTGTCGCCGGTATCGCCTTTAATACCTTGCGCCCCCGTAGCGCCAGTGGGCCCAGCGGGACCAGTAGCACCAGTAGCGCCCGTAGGGCCAGTATTTCCAGTATCACCCTTAGGGCCCGTAGGGCCAGTTGCACCCGTAGCCCCAGTGGTACCCGTTGATCCTTGCGGTCCTGTGTCACCTGTGTCTCCTTTCGGACCTGTTGGTCCAGTGGCCCCTGTAGCCCCTGTCAGCCCCGTAGGGCCTGTCGCCCCTGTTGCGCCTGCGGGTCCAGTTGCTCCGGTTGGCCCCGTGGCGCCCGTTGCGCCAGTTGGTCCAGTAGCACCAGTTGCGCCAGTCGGACCTGTGGCGCCCGTAGCTCCGGTAGCACCAGCTGGCCCAACAATAGTAGTAGCATCCAGCACCTCAACAGTGTGGACGACCTCGGAGGTAGTTACCTCATTTAGGGACTGCTGGACTTCTACCTGATCGCTCACGCGTGGGTAATCTCCGGGCTGATGTTTAGCTTGCCCTGAAGGATGCGGCGCACCTCTCCAGTTGATGTCTTCTGAATCTCAATGTCGTAGTATGCAGTCGTCAGAGTTGACGGAGAGATCGCCGTGGTGTTGGTTGGCGTTACGCTGAAGATTAGCACGCCGGTTGCCTTGTTCGTCTCGTCAATGGCAATCGTTGGGCTGCCGCCCTCTGATGTCAATACTGTTGACGCGGCGCTCTGGGACTCACGCACTTGCATGCGGAAAGTCCAGCCAGTCAAGTTCACTACGGCGCTTGAGGCGTCCTTGTAGGTCACAGTCAACTGGAATGTGCTGCCCCGTTCCACTGTAGTGTTATAGACTGGTGCTGCCATATGTTCTCCTTACGGTAAGATTCTGGTTGGTAGCTTGTTAACGTTGGTTGCGTCTGGGGCGACTCCCCTGTTCCACATGCTTTGCGACTTGTACTTGTTGCCAAGGATGTCCGACCAAATAAAGTCGCCGATCTCGGATCCAGCGATTGATCCTCCGATTGCTCCGAAGCCGCCGCCAAATGCGCCGATAACGCCGCCGGATAGACCGCCGATTGTTTGCAGAATTGCTCGACCGGTATCCCCGCCCATGGCGCTTGTGAGTCCGACGTTGGCAATGGCGCCAGCTACGCCGAGCTTCGGTGCAATGTTCTTTGGCAGGAAGTTGAGCGAGTTAAACGCTGCGGACATACCGAGTGCCTCTGGCGTCAGGTATCCCTTCCATCCCATGTAGGCTACGTCTGCAATTGCGCCAGCTCCGAAACCGCCTACGCCGTGCATGGCGCCCATAGAGCCAGGGGCCTCGCGAAGTGGTCGCCCGACACGCGCTAGCATGTCACGGATTGATCCGCCAGTGGCGCCGACGAGCTTTCCTTGCTCATATGGGACCATGTTGTAGTCGTCGTAGTTGTCCAGAAGCTGACCGCGAGAATACTCAAGGCCTTCATCGGCCGCAGAACCTGCTGCTCGTGGGCCATCTTCTGAGTCCTCAACCTGAATTGTCTCGCGCTTTTGCTCAAGGCTCTCCTGACCAGGGATTGCAAAAACGTCAGTTGTTTGTCGGAGCGACTCTAGATCTTGCCACTTGCCGCTAAGGGCTCGTTCAAACACTCGAAGGGACCTAGACTCAGGGCCGATCTCAACAAGCTTGCGGATGCCCTCTTCCCCACCGAGGGCCTCAACGAGAACCTTCTGGTCAATTCCGAGCTCAGTAGAGATCCAAGAGATCTGAGCCGACAACTTCTCTAGGTCGCGCTGCATAAGAACGGTGCGAATTGGTTCGCTGATTGCGTCCCAGTTCTCTTTCTTCATAATCTCAACAAGGCGCTCGGTATTTGTCCTAATACCGATGTCGTCACGCCCAAGTGACATAGAATACTTTTGCGCCCTGTTGAATTCTTCTTGGGCAAGGTTCATAGCTTCACGCACAGCGCCGGAATTATCTTCTGGGACGAAGTCAGGAATGTACTGCTTAAGGAATGGCTGGATTTTGACAGCAGCCTTAAGGAACTGCCCTCGTGTAATCGTTGCGTTCGTTCCGCGCTCTGGGAACTCAGCTCCGGAGAGATGCGAGAACAGTCTTTTGAATAACTCAAATGACTCTACGTCATCGCCAAAGTATCGTTCTGCGGAGTCAATAAGCACCTTAGAGTCAACAGTCTCACGCCAGTTCTCATACGACTTCCGCTCAATATCAGACGACGGCTCCGTCTCTGGAGCTCCGGCAAAGCCCTCTGGGGTCGCGCTGTACACTACGCCAGCTTCTGCGCGGCCAGCTCGGGCCTGTTGAATCATCGTGGCGCTCACGGCGTCCATAATCTGGGACATTGCCCCGAGCATGGAGTTCATTAGCACTCGGCCGCGAGGCATGCGTTCTGGCTTAATAAGACCCTCAGTACCTGGCGCATCAATGACGCCTGCCTTGACCAAGATGTCCTTTCCGGACTTGATCGCCTCGTCGGCAGCTACTGCGCGCTCAATGATGATCTTAGGCTCAGTCTTGCCATCTGGGGTTGGCTGCCCCTCGGCCATCAAGGTAGCGTAGATTTGCTGGTTCTTGTAGGTTAGTGGAATGCGCGTTCGCACGTCTTGCGCAATGTTGTAGGAGTAGTCGTCCCAAGCCTGGTACACGACCTCTGCAAGAAGCGCCGGTCGCATCTCCTCTGGAAGGATAGGGGAGCCTGACGTTGGGACGATTTCGTTGCGCTTAAGGATGCCAAGGATTTCGGAATCCTGAATTCGGATCTTGCCCTCAATTGCGTTGTATAGGTCTCGCCCTGCAGCCTGCAAAAGCTCGGAGTACGCCTGAACAGGTACCCCAGCCATTCGAGCTGCGTTCTCAACCAGGTACGGATCTCGGATCTTACCAAAGTCAACGTCCAAAGATTCTCCAAGGTTCCGGATCGTCGGGTCGGCTTGCTCTTGTGGCAAGTCAGTTGCGACTCCGGAGTCAGACTCAACCATAAGGCGGAGGTGCTCTTCCTTGCTGATCTCGTTGCCCATCTCGTCGTAGAACGGACCAGCCTCTTTTCGGCGAGCCTGTTCGGATTTCTCTTCTGCCGCAGCGACTGATTGTCGGAAGTCGTAGAACTTGCCGAAGTCTGGCACGATTGGGCTCATTGGATCGGTCGTTGCCCTAGTGAGGCGGTAAACAGCCCGTACTTTCCCAAGCTGATACGCTAGGTGCTCAGCCAAAAGCTTTACGTTGCCCATCGTCAACTCTTCTGCACCAGGCATGAGACCAGCCCTCTGTACGTCTGGGGCCATTACTGCACCCTCTACGTCCGGGATGCCAGTCAAACCCTTGCCCGACTCAACGCTGCCGTACCCAAGTGACTGGCCAGCTGAGAACGCCACCTTCAAGATCTCGTCTGCCTGTACAAACAGGTCTCGGATAACCTTGTGGGTCTTACCTGGGTCCATGTCGGCGAGTACGCGCTCAATGTCATCTGTCCAGCGCGAAAGAGCAACGACTGGAGTCTTTGGTTCAATGCCGCCAAGGGTCAGTCTCAACGACTCATCCTGCATAGGGCTGACAACTGACCTTGGGATAACTGATCCGACATTGGAGCCGCCGAAAGTTGCTGGGCCAAGATCTGCGCTATAGTTGACTACGTCAAGAATTGGACGGACCACCACTGGCGGAACTTCTGCGTTGTACCATCGAGTTGAACCTGCGCCGCCGGTGATGTCTGAGCTCTTAGCGCTAATGCCCTGACC